AGCCTGTGGGGCGCTCAAACCACGATTCGTACCGCGAAGGTAAGAAACAAGATACTCAACCTGAGTTTTAGTGGTATTTACAAAAGACATAGTATTACTCCATTCAAAGTTAATGATTAAAACGGCGATGTAACCCCATCGCCAAAGGTGATTATAACATATTACTATGCTATTGTCAAATTTTTAGCGTTGCTTTTAACTGCCACGCAAATTTGTTTAGGGTGTCAATTCTACCTGCAATAAAATCGCTCAACCCATATTTTTTATTGTTCTCACACAATTCGTATACAGCAGTTAAATGTTCGACTACAATATATGTATCATTCAACAAACGACTAAACATGACATTTGCTGGTACAAGTGTATTGTCTTCCTCGACTAGAGAAAGTTCTGAGAATCTGGTATAACTGCCAGGCGCATATGCATCAAGTGCGCGAATCTCTTCGGCAAACTGATCGACACTACCATGCACATCTTGATAAATTTTACCAAGTAATTCGTGGTACTGAGGGAAATCTGGACCCTCTACATTCCAATGATAGTAGTGTGCTTTGAGTTGGTATGTAAAGGCGGTTGCAAGTGCAACCTTCATTTCGCTAACAAGTTCTTCCATCATACCCTCTTCTTAGTTCCGATGCTATATTTGGTAATGAGTTCCCAATCATCTCTTTCACCATAAGATAGAATCTTAATTTGAGACAATGGCGCAACGGGTGCTTCTACTGCATTTTTATTTACAACTTTTACCAAACCCCATTCTTCGAGTAGTTTGGCAATTGTATTTCGTCTACCCATATCATTGTCATCAAAGTCTGTTCCTTTGCCATCTAATGCAAATAGTTCTTTAAAATGTACAATGTAATACTTGCCTTTCTTATGTAGAATGTGGCAAGACTGGAATAGTTTTTTATCTTTTCTGGATGCAACGCCTATGCGGGTCAATGTTTCTCTCACTTTTAGAAAATCATCTTCTTCCTTCAGCGTCACCTCTAACAAATTTTCAACGCTCATTATTCTTCTCCTTAGTGGTAGGCCCACCTTTTTCTAATTTAGATTTTATAGTTTTTATTTGTTCATCGGTGAGAAGTTTAATGATATCCTTAGACTTAGATTTGCTATAGCCAAAATATTCCGAAATGATATCCACTTCCTCAATCTTTTCTTTTTTCAACCACTTGCTCCAACGCTTTCGTGGTCTCACACTATTTAGTAAATAGGAGAATTGAGGTTTTTTGTCTAGTAAACATAGGCGATTCATCTCATTAGCATAGAGAATCGTATCGGCAAAAAAAGATAATCCACGATTTGTGATGTAGGGATCGTACACCTTTTCTGCCAATTCATCGTTATCAGAGCCGACCATAAGGTTCTCTTTGCTCTGATTAATTGCATTGATATAGTCAAAAGGATTCATGATGTATAAGGTCCAGTTATAAAATTAATAATATCAGGAACATAGTGTTCTTTCTTTCGAGTCACTACATTAATTATATCATGAAATTTATCATAAGGATATTCGTTTCTTCCGTAGTTTGCAAGACGGCAACATACGACTACGTTTTCTTTTGTGTAGTCTCCGCTATCGTCAATCCGATCTACTGATGGCGCAAGAGGATGTTTACGCACATAATGAGTGTAAGTAGCATTGAGTAGATTAAAGTCTAATGGAATTTTAAACCAGTAGCAAACTCTACCTTGTGCATTCCAAATGTCTTCTAAGTCTTTTACTGTAAGAAAAAGTTTCTTTGGTTGCCAATCATTTGCTACATCTTTCCAACGCTTATGGTTTGTAGAAGAATCTATCTTCCACTCTTGTGTGCGTTCATCTAAGTAAATTGCATTGCGTTTGATTGTGTTATGCAGTCTATCAAAACCTGACAATTTTCGTCTTGTCATTTTGCTTCACATGACGCCATCACTTCGGTGAGAAACGCAACCATGTTAATTTCTTGATCAGCAACAAATGCAGACTTGTATTGATATTCACCAAGAAGAACCACAAGTTGTGGAACAGATTGCGGCGTAAAGTATTCAACAGCATTATCAAAGAAGTTGCGATACAGAACCGCGGGGTCGTTATCTAAATTATCAACAACCCACTTACGCGCAATTGAAAAGTCTTTGTCTTTGATCGCCTGCATAAGTTTCTTCATCGAAACATCAGAAATGTTTGCAAGCAAGCCGGTGTCAATTTTACCTGTAGCAGAATAACGCTGAAGTTCATTGAGAACCCTACGCCAATCGGGAAAGTGTTTGAGAATCAATTCTGCTACAACCTTCTGATCGTATTCAACCTTTTCGGTCTTGAGAATCATTTCCACTCGCTTCATAAACTGTGCCGCGAGTTTTGGCTTATCAGATGCCGCTATCTTAAACTGTATAACGGAACATCTGGAATGTAGGGGAGCAATGATACGGTTAAGAAAGTTACAAGTGAGTATAAAACCACAATTAGCAGAATACTCTTCCATGAAGTTACGCAAGGCAGGTTGCGTAGACTGTGGGTTAAGGTAATCAGCCTCGTCAAGAATGACATATTTTCTTCCACCTTTAAAAGATATAGTTGATGCAAAGTTTTTAATTTCATTGCGTAGTGTGTCAATGTTACCATTCATAGAACCATTGATCACAATGTAAGAACAACCAAGTTCTTCAAGCATTGCTTTTGCAACAGTAGTCTTACCAACGCCAGGACCGCCAGCGAGGATAAGATTGGGTACTTCTTTTTGATTTACAAACTCAGTAAAAGTTTGCTTTAGATCAGTTGGCAGAATTGTGTCTGCAATTTTTTTAGGGCGATACTTTTCTACCCATAAAAAGTTTTCCATCATATAGCACCTCATTCATAACATAAAAATATATTCTAACATAAAACATGTTAGAGTGCAATCAGGTTGTTAAGACTTTTTTCCAATCGTCTTTAACTCTGATATAAAGTTCACCATCAGGTCCGACCATCATACCAACTCGAACATTGTTCTCTGTACCAGGAACAAGTTTTGGTCCACCGAGTGAATTAGTAAACATGTATGGCGATGGGTTAGGTTCAGGCGGTGCAACTTCACCATAGGTTCTGTGAAGTTCTAAAACGCCTGATGACGTAAACTCTTTAATCTTCTCTACGACTTTTGGATCGACTTTCGGTACAGAAGGTTCAAGAGTTTTTACATGAATTTCTTTTGTCTTTTCAATGACTATGGGCGCGGCAAGTCCTGCGGCAAATGCACCAAGTAAACCTGCACCCTTTGCGCCGCCTCGAAAAAAATCTCTGCGACTAGTCATGATTACGCCTCGTACTTAGAACCAACTTCGGTTGCAATCCAATACTCTAGTGGGGCTTTATTAGATTTGAAATGCGCGACACCTTTTGAAGAGATTTGCACTTCGTAGTCACCAGGAATCATCTTGAAGTTTTCTGTAACAAAGATGAATTGGAATTCTGCATCAGTATCGCCTACGTCAACAGAGAAAACATCAGAGTCTTGATTCTTCACATCAACTGCGGCGATAGAAATTTTCTTACGATTGCCTCGCACAGCAATGTTAGGTAAGCCAAGAACGCCTGACAATTTGAGAACCTGTGCAAGATTGTCTTTTGTGAGTGTAAATTTCACTTCGGCATTTTGCACCGAAATGTCATTGTCTGGTGCAGATACGACCATAGTCTCATCAGAAAGACCATAAGTTGTTTTTGATGTGCCAGATGCAATCTTCACGTTGCCGGTACCAACAGTCAAGTTAGGATCGTTCATTGAAGATAGAACCGCAAGAAAACGATTCAAATCATAGATTGCAAAGTTATTGTCAAAAGATTCTGTGACAGTTGCTTTTGCAAGTACGTTTTGTTGTTTGCTTACAGTACGCAAGGTGTTGCCAGACTTGAAGACTAGCCCTTGGTTGATTGTTGCAAAGTTGCGGAGAACATTGACCGTGTTTTCAGATAGTTTCATAATTTATTTCCTCTCATTCATATCATGATTATGTATAGCAATTATAGCATAGTGAATAATTTTTAGCAAGTCTTTGCGATTGTATCCATCTTTCTTTCCGTAGCGTTGTGCATACTTCATGATGTTACCAATGCAAAAACCATCACCATGCCCACCATCAAGAATAAACTCCGTGGCTTGAAATTTAGTTCTTGCATAGTGTTCTTCATATGTGGAATCCACATATTTTTTCACTTCGGCGATTATATCACCTTCGTTGAATTTGTATGGTGTTGCAACCATGTATGTCTCTTCTAGTCGAGGTGCATCTCTGAACATTGGAAAAGTATCAACTTCATCATCTAGTTTAGGCATCATTCATCCTTTATTTTTTAGGTGCATTATCACTCGCAGTAGGTGATGCACCAACTGCGGCGAGTGCGGCAAGAGAACCACCAAAGATATAAGTACCTGCGTGTTTCAATTTAATCCAAGGAAGCATCCAAACTTTCAAACCAATTGCTCTTGAGTGTTGGCAGAACATATAGTCTTCAGAAAGATAACGCTTTGATTCTGGATCAATAACGCAATCAAAGTAAGCCATAATCTCACGGCTACCATCAAACGATTTTGTACGCACATGATCTGGCTTGTATGATCTTTCTGGATATGCTTTATCCCATGCTTCGAATGCAGAACGCTTGATAAGCATAAAGCCTGTGCCGCCTTCTTTCACTTCAACTGGTTCATCAATTTTGAATTGTGTGATACCATCAGCAGGATTGAAAACATAGTCGCCAACAAATTCTTCAAGCAACAATGGATTCTTATCTGCAAATCCACGATCAACCGCTTGCTTAATCTTCTCCCAAGAAATTGCTTTCTTTGGATATGGACCGCAGATAACATCCATATTGTCATTGTTGATAGCAAAGTGTGAAAGCACTAAAACATCTTGTGCTTCAAAGTGAATATCGCTATCAATGAATAGCAAATAGTCATAACCACTTCGCAGGAATTCATCTGCTAGGTAGTTTCGTGCGCGAGTGATTAGGGATTCGTTAAACATAAAATACAGTTTAACATCAATGGCATGTTTGGTTGCTAGAATCATCAAGTCTGCAAGTGCTTTCGTGTAAGCACCATGACAAACTCCACCATACATTGGTGTGGCGAGGAAGATTTTCTTACCGCGCAATTGTTCAATATTCATTTCAAGTTGCATAATTTCTC